ATTTAGCCGCACATTTCAAGTACTAATTATATAAACTGTTCCATTCGGCGTATAGAGCCTTATGTTGAGGGTTCGACTTGTCCTTGAACGCTGGTAAGCTAATGATCTCCATGCGTCTAGCTTGCTTCTCAGAAGCCGTAGGACCTGCATTAGCATTACCTTGACCCCGTGGCAAATCATCCTCGTTTATATATTTCTGCTTCACACTATCTAGTACAGAGGCTAAGGTCACTAGGTACTTATTAGGAAGGTTATTAACCTCTTCCTTCATAGACTCATGAACATTATCAGCCATTAAACTCTTGACATCAGCTAGCACTGCGTCTGTTCTATCACCGAACATATTAGTAGCCATCTTAGTGAACTCAGCATCTTGAGCCTCTGGATCTGGTTGCAGACCCTTCATAATCTCGTTGTAGCCCTCGTCTAACTGCTTAGCCATTCCTGCTGGAACTCCGGCTTTAAGCATAATATCTTTCATCTGATTCTGGAAATCTCCGCCACCTTCAGCAGGATCGCTAAGCTCATAACCATCAACACTATCTGGAACTCCTAGAGCTTTATTAAAAGCTGCTCTCTCTTCATCAGAAGCATTCTCTTGAGGAATGCCCCCAGGTCTTTTGCCCATCTCTGATTTAAGACCATCTGTCATCTTAAACATACCTACAATATCCTTGACATCTTTCACCCAAGGTTTATCTGCATACTCTGCAGGTACAATATCCTGGAAAGACGGACCTGCTGGGGCCTCTGCCTCTACTGGATTCATATTTGGAATAGTTACTGGTTCGCTTGTTGCCTCTACTGCTGTTGCTTCTTCGCTCATAAATACCTTTCTAAGTTGATGTGATTCCTGTTATCTCTATTTCTATTAGTGTCTCAGGAGCTATGTGCTGCCTGAGCCATAAGTAATGTTTTTGTAATGCGCCATTGTGGATCATACTTTGTGTGTCTATCCCAGTTGCCGTTGACGCGGTAACCTGGGTCTGGTAACAGCACTTTTCCATAATAGCTCTTAACGCCTTCTTACCGTCTGCTGTAGAAAACGCTCTACTAATCGCCTGCTGTTCTGATATACGCTGCTTAGTAGCGTCCTCCTTTTTCTGAGATTCCGCCTCCTTCTGCCCCTCAGTCTTCCTAGCTTCCGAAGCATAACTCATTGAGGTTTAGTAGTTGGCATAAGTCCCGATTGACCTGCGTTCCGCATACCCTCAGCGATAGTAGCTCCTGAATCAAGAAGGCTGTTAGCCTCTTGCTCAGCATCCTGTGCCTCTTTAGCATCCTGAACTTCTTCATCTGTATGGAAGCCCTCTTCTGGCGCACCAACAATGGCACCGTAAAGCTGGATATTAGTATCAGCATCGATCCTATCTAGAACATCTAACTTACCAAGCTCAACATACACCTTGGCTAATTCCGCTGTACGTAAAATACCTTCAGCTTCTTCCGACTGCATGATCCTAGTAGCAGGAGTGAAGAACTCTAATCTATAAATGTCTTCGCCAGCTACCATTAACTCTACGATAGTAGCAGGGATAACAAAGGCCCCTGGCTCTTCCGCTTCCAGTGACCCGGCGGGTACGCCTAGATCTCCTGAATCCAGTAGGATATTGAATGTTCTTTCTACCTGTGGAATGAAGTAAGAGTTAATCTGAATATTAAACATCTGACCAAGGGTTGCGCTACGCATACGATCACGAAGTGTCGCCTCTGTAGCTGTCATCCTTGTCTCGTTATTAAAATCTAACAACCTGTCTATTAAGAAGTGATTAGATATCCGTTCACTTAGAACTGCAAGCAGTTCCTTCATCTGTCTAAATTCCCCTACAGTAAATAGTGGGAAGATAGGCGCTCTATCTTTAGCTTGGTCCGATGGATTAAAAACACTGATAGCACCAGCGGAGGTATCAATCTCTCCACCTCCTAGGGTACCGTCACTATATACACCAAGGGGTGGATCTAGTGATTTCTCAACTGCAATCATTACTGATTCCCAGAGGGCGTTAGACTGAAGGATATCAGGTAGAGCATCCATAGCTAGGCTACGTCCGTATACCTCACCTAACAACTTAGTAATCCTAGTAACTGTGATGGGCATCTCCTCGAAGCCTGATTCCTTAAGAAGGTGCTTAGACTCTTTCTCAATATGCACAGAACTAAAGGGCATATTCTTATTACCCATCCCACCTTGGACCTTAGTGATCCTAGGCTCAATGGCGATGATAACGATTTTCTCGATATCAAACTTACCTTCGTTAAACTCATCCCTAGTCTTCTCACTGACATTCTCTAGTCCGTAGTTCTTAACGAGAGTTTGGTTATCTAATTTTATCTCTAAGTAAACTGTGTCCACTTGTCCATGCCTACCTTCAGCAATTGACATATGGCCAACGCCCCAAGGTGTGTAGCGAACTTTAGTAAGGTCGTCTTTAACAGTCTCAGTACCTGAGGTGCCGAAGACTACTTGGTCTAGAAGGTACTCACCAGTAGCAATAGCAAACCCCGCCTTAGGATCATCCATCACACGCAGCTGTCTTTTAGTAGCTTCCTTGAAATACTCTTTCTCTTCTGTAGTGCCGTCTAAAAGGTCTGAAGGGTAGAACTTAAACCTGTTTTTAGTGTTCGGCCACAGTAGTGACATAAGTGTAGAGGCCGCAGTCTTAGCAGCCTTAGGTGCTGATGGGTCAAAGATATCTCTCGTAAGGAACTCGCCAGCGGTATTTTCCTGCTGGAACTCCTGCTTGCGCATATGCACAAATTCACCAAGCAGCTGGTACTGATCCAACCAGGGTTGCTTCTTGGCTTTTAATTGTTCCGCGCGTTTAAGGGTAGCGACAACCACTCTAGGTACGTCTGTTGGGATAGGGCCTTTTACTGGGATTGCTTGGTTTGTGCTAATTGTTTGTACCATTATACTGTCAACCTTTTCCTACTTACGTTGGAGCCACTTCCTTGGGCTCCTCCTTGAATGAGGGGAGCTGCTCCGATTCTAATACGCTGTAATCTGTCTCTAGATCGACCTGCTCGTAGGTCGTCTTCTTTATTCTGCTTCTCGCCAGCTACTCTTTTTTGTCTCCCCCGGGCTTGTTCTTCTTCCCGTTTTCGTTTCTCTGCAGCAGCAGCGGCAGCGGCAGCACCCGCGTCCGAAGCACCACTTAAAGCACTTCCAAATGAACTCATAATCTACCTCTTAATCCTTTTACGAATAGTATCCTTGGTACCATTATACTCTCCAGACCTTATTCTCCGCAATGTTTTAAGAGAACTCTGAGCTCTGCCTTTTTTTCTTAACGACAGTATTTTGATTATGGGCGTCCTTATGGACATAGGTTCTGTGGGTTAGAGCATAGCCATCCCCGATATCTGGGCTACAGCCTAGTTTTTTCTTGACCTCCACTTTTGGAACCATCTTGATTTTACCGCTTCCGGTGGGTACTTGCTCCGGCATAGACATGAGGTCTTTTTGCAACTCGTCTGAATCAGGTAGAGATATGGGGCCTTCTTCACCATGAATGTGATCCCTTAGTCGGCACCACATCTCTGCCCTTACATTCAAATACGTTGAGTTATCATCCGCTTTTTCCCCGAAATGTACAGGAGTGACAAGCCTTCTGAACCCCAGAGAATAGAGCTCATCTATTACCCCCCAACCTTCGCCAGTATCTATAAACACCTTAGCTGGGTCGTTCTTTCGTATCCAATCAGCCACATGGGCTGCAATCTTTTTAGTGATCTCAGTTTCGTTCTTGGAGTACTTCAGCTCTATGTATGGCCAGTAGTCCCTCCCTTTTCTGGGGGCGAGTATGATTCTATCTCCCGTCCTAGCCGGATCGACGCCAAGTACAAGCGGTGCATCTTCTTCAAGAGGCTTTTGTTTTCTGGCCCTGACAATTGATTGCGGAGATATAAGAGTCTTTCCTGAAGTCTGGAAAGCTTCTTGGAGATACGCCGGATATTCTTGCTTGAACATCCAGGCTCCATCTTCACCGAACTCAATGACTTTAGCTCGTCTCCAATAAATCTGATAATCTG